GACAAAGAGACCATGGACGCAAAGCTCTTGGAATGGGGCTTTGTTAACGAGGAAGGCTTCTCGGTTAGCCGTGTGAATGTCTTTCCTGTGGGTGTCATATGGGACGTGGAACCAGAGTACAACGAAGAAAGCGAAGTGATTACGCCGGGGGTCAAGGTTCCCGGTTATCATCTGAATGTCACTTGCGCTAACCCTGAGATCGACTGCTCAGAGCTAGTTCTTGGTGGCACAGACCCAGAAACAGGGGAAGAGCTACCGACTGACACTAAAGTGGTTCAGGGCGTCACGACCTGCTTACCCAAAACACCCGCGCTAATAGTATGATGCGCGTAACACCTAACAGCCCATCGCGGGTTTGGTTGTAAGGAAAAAAGAAGATGGTAACGCTTGCCAATCGAGTCAAAGTTTCAACATCTACTACCGGAACCGGGACAATTACTCTTGGCTCCACCAAGCTGGGCTATCAGTCATTTACTGATGGCGGGATTACAGACGGCCAAACAGTCAGCTATGTCATCGAGGACGGGGCTAACTTTGAGATTGGCACGGGAACATTCACGGCCAGCGGCACGACTTTGACTCGCACGGTTTCTGAAAGCACCAATTCAGATTCGGCAATCAGTCTCTCTGGTTCTGCGATTGTATTTCTCAGCATGAAGGCCAGCGAGTTGCAACGCGCGGCTGACATGGATCAGGGCGTTGCGACAGGCGACAGTCCTACGTTTGCTTCGGTCACCGTCACTGGTACTGTTGATGGCCGGGACGTTGCAACAGACGGTACAAAGCTGGATGGCGTTGAGGCCAGCGCTGACGTGACGGACACCGCCAACGTCACAGCCGCAGGCGCATTGATGGATAGCGAGGTCACTAACCTCGCTCAAGTTAAAGCCTTTGACAGTTCAGATTACGCTACCGCAGCGCAAGGCTCGACAGCGGATGCGGCACTTCCCAAGAGTGGCGGCGCTATGACAGGCGCTATTACAACAAATAGCACCTTCGATGGACGTGACGTAGCTACTGACGGCACGAAGCTCGACGGTATTGAGGCTAGCGCTGATGTCACTGACACGGCTAATGTCGCAGCTGCTGGCGCTCTTATGGATAGCGAGGTAACAAACCTTGCTCAAGTTAAGGCGTTTGATAGCAGCGATTATGCTACGGCGGCACAGGGTTCCAAAGTAGACGGCATTGAAGCTGGCGCTGACGTGACGGATACAGCCAACGTGACCTCTGCTGGCGCGTTGATGGACAGCGAAGTCACTAACCTTGACCAAGTGAAATCCTTCGACAGTTCAGATTACGCCACCGCAGCGCAAGGCACGACAGCGGATGCGGCCCTGCCTAAAGCTGGCGGAACGATGACGGGCAACATTGTTATGTCCGGCGCGGAGACCGTTGATGGTCGAGATGTTTCTGCTGATGGCACGAAGCTGGACGGCATCGAGGCTAGCGCTGATGTTACTGACACGGCTAATGTGACTTCTGCTGGCGCATTGATGGACAGCGAAGTCACGAACCTCGCTCAAGTAAAGGCTTTTGACGAGGCAAATTACTCAAAGAAAGTTTGGGAGAGTTCACAAGGAAGTGGTTCCAGTACAAACTATTGGGCCAAGGTTGCCACGTACAGTATCAGCGGCGACTTTGATGACGGCACTTTCATTTACCACTTTATGCCTGAAGAGTTTGGTGTGGGTATGCCCGCAATCGTGGCTGTTAATGTCCGAAGAAATAATGGGACTGGGGGAGACGACCACACCTTAAACATCGATCTTTTAGCCAAGCCTCATGCTAACCCCTTCTCGGACGATTCGTTCAAACTTATCGACGACGGTGGCACATCAGACATTGAGCTTTGGGTCAAGAAAAACGACAACAACGGCCAAATTGTTGTTTACGAAATGTCTTCGCACGTAGAGGACAGCACCTTCACGGTCGCCTACAACCAGAACGCTGCTTGGCAATCTGCTGAACCAACTGGAACTGGGCTGAACATCAAGTCGGTTGGCGTTAAAGTAGCTGGTAACATCACTGTCGATGGCACTGTCGATGGCCGGGACGTTGCCGCTGACGGCACGAAGCTGGATGGTATTGAGGCCAGCGCTGATGTTACTGATACGGCCAATGTGACTTCAGCAGGCGCGTTGATGGACAGTGAGGTGACAAACCTTTCGCAAGTCAAAGCCTTCGACTCCTCAGACTACGCTACGGCAGCACAAGGTGCTACAGCCGATGCTGCGCTCCCCAAAAGTGGCGGGGCTATGACAGGGGCTATCACAACAAATAGCACCTTTGACGGACGCGACGTAGCCACCGACGGTACGAAGTTGGATGGCATCGAGGCTTCCGCTGACGTAACGGATACGGCCAACGTGACCTCTGCTGGCGCTCTCATGGACAGTGAGTTGACTGATCTTGCTGGTGTAAAGGCGCTGGATACCACGGACATTTTGTTCGCTGATGTAACCGATGTTTTGGAAGTGGGATACACTGGATCGGTTCACGATAACGGCACGCAGTCGAGCGGATCGCTGGCTCCCGACGAGGCCAACGGCAACTTCCAGAAGGTTATCAATGGCGGCGCACACACTCTCGCACCGCCTGCTGTGGGTACGAATGAAGCAACGGTTGTGACTGTTCTTTATACCAACAACGCAAGCGCGGGCGCGGTTACTCTTTCTGGCTTCACCAAGACCGCGGGTTCTTTTAGCACCACTGACGCATATGAGTTTCTTGTTCGCTTGGAAGCCATCAACGACGGCACCACAACATTCTCATTCTGCACGATCGAGCCGCTGCAATGACCCTGATTTTGCCTCAAATTAGTGGCGGTTTAGGGCGAAACCCGTTCACATTAAAGAGTCCAACTTTTGTGCAGAATAAGTCTCTCACGTACAAAACGGCCAATGACATAGCCTTCAATCCAGACGGAACCAAAATGTTTATTGGCACCAATAATTCTTCAGGCAATCCAGACATTATTGAGGAATGGGGTTTGACTACTGCGTGGGACATTTCCACAGCAACAGTTACCACCACTCATACTGTAGTCGCTAATGGTTTCGCTATGGGAATAGCTTTTTCGAGTGACGGTCTTAGGCTGCACTATATTGATGGACACAATAAAAAACTAAAGGATCGCAAACTTTCGCCAGCTTATACTTTGGCTAACAGCGCCACAAGCACTCGAGAGGAAACAACGCCCAATAGCGCGCGCGGTCTGTTTCAGCGTGATAATGACATAGATATTTATTTCGTAGACACACCTAATGATGAGGTCGAGCAGTGGTCTATGTCTACTGCCGGAAATATTTCAACAGCATCTTTTGTTCGTGCGTATGCTACTGGGTTGGCTGTGCCTCGCGGTCTTTGCTTTGATCCTACTGGCACAATTATGCTGGTGTCGGACAACGTAACAGACAGCATCTACCAGTATAACCTTTCAACTGCTTGGGATATTTCTTCTGCATCTTCTAGCGGTTTTGTGCTGGACACAGACGCTGACGGCGGCGGTGAGACAGGGCCGATTGGAGTGGCGTTTGGTAATGATGGCAACAATTTATATGTCACTGGGTTTAAGGAACAACTAACTCAGTTCAGTCTATAGGAGCCAAGAAGTGCTTGCACACGTTAGAAATGGCGAACTGATCAGAACCTTTCAGGGGAATGTCGGTCGAGTTGAGTGTGAGAACGGCGATGTCGTTTCTCCTCCGGTTGATGGCTATGTAAATGGCAACGACTTGGTTGTGCCTTATGTTGTTGTGACTGTTGATAACAGCACAGCCAACGATCCCGACCCCAAGCAAACGCACACCGTTTTGTTCGACGGAGAACGGGTGGTTAAGACCATAACTTTTTCTGACCATTCTTCCGCAGAGATAGGCGCGCGCGTGCGAGCAACCCGTGATGGCAAGCTAGATGCTACTGATTGGATTACGTCAAAAGCGATCGATCAAAACGCTCGCGATGGCTTGGGCGTGCAAATTCCCTTGGTCTGGTTGGATTATCGCCAAGCACTGCGCGACATTACGAATCAAGATGGCTTTCCTTACAATGTGATCTGGCCGCAGGAGCCGTAAATTCCGATTGAAAGAACGTTGCGACATAGGAGCGCCCAACGTATACTTCAGTAAGTAAAGAGGACGACAAAATGGAAACTGAACCTTGGCACCTCTCGAAGAGCGTACCCCTTTCCATAATTTTTGCCGTGGTCGTCCAAACTGGGACTCTAATTTGGTTCATTGCAGGACTCGACGCTAGCGTGAGCCAGAACGCTCGTGATCTGACGAGGCACGAAAACAGGCTGGAAATGCTGGAAGCCAGCGTGCAGGCGCAGGCGCTGTCGATTGCTAGAATGGATACCAACATCCAGTATATCCGCGATATCTTAGAACGAAGCGAGAGGCAGCAGCAATGAGAGAGATCAACGAGATCATTGTCCACTGCACTGCGACACCGCCAAACTTCATGGCAGACGCCACGCCTGCGCAGCGCGTTGATGAGGTTCGCCGCTGGCATGTCGAGGATAATGGATGGTCAGATATTGGCTATCATTACCTGATTGATCGCGGGGGTCAGCTACTCAACGGACGGCCTATCAGCAAAGCGGGCGCACACGTCAAAGGCCACAATTCTGACACGATTGGGATCAGCCTATTTGGCGGCAAAGGCGGCACCAAAGATCAAGCATTCGAAGACAACTTTACGCCGGAGCAAGGCGAGACATTGCGCAAGCTGATCGGTCGATTGCAGAGTGAGTATGGGCTAGACCTCAAGATCAGCGGCCACCAAGAATACGCCAACAAGGCTTGCCCCTGTTTTGATGTGCGGCGATGGCTGAACAACCGCCCTGTACGTACAAGCGCCGTACAATCCACCACGCTGCAAGCCTCGGCAACTGCGGCTGTTTCTGGTGCAACGGGCGTTGCGACTGCTGTGTCTGCACTGAATGGCACTGCCCAGATCGTGATCATCGCGGCGGCTTGTGTGGGCGCTCTGGCGTTGATCTGGATCATGCAAGAGCGCATTAAAAAATGGGCAGCGGGGGATCGATAATGGCTAAAGACCCACGGTTAGCAAGAGCAGGGGTAGCTGGCTTTAACAAGCCTAAGCGGACTCCCAATCACCCGAAGAAGTCTCACGTCGTTGTCGCGAAAGAAGGCAATAGAATTAAGACTATCCGGTTTGGGGAAAAGGGCGCGAAGACCGCGGGTAAACCCAAAGCGGGAGAATCTGACCGTATGAAGGCCAAGCGCAAATCTTTCAAGGCTCGCCACGGCAAGAACATCGCCAAGGGCAAAATGTCTGCGGCGTATTGGGCTGATAAGGTAAAGTGGTGAGCTAAATGGCCATGACACGAACATCTATGGGTAGCCAGATGACAGGTAACCGCGTTAAAAAGTCGGCTAAGGGTAGTAAACTGCCCTCGTCATGTGGCTTGATGTCTACAGGTGACGACGCCAAAGACCTCGCCCTAATTCGTATGGGTAAGGGGGGTAAGGCTAAAAGTCGTGTGAACGAAGCAGGCAACTACACTAAACCCTCCATGCGCAAACGGCTGTTCAACAGCATTAAGGCTAGCGGTAAGGGTGGCAAGCCGGGGCAATGGTCCGCGCGTAAAGCTCAGATGCTGGCCAAGCGGTACAAGGGTGCTGGTGGTGGATACAAAGATTGAAACTGATCTGCGTAGCTGGTCCCGGGAAGTGTTGGAAGTACCAAACCAACACTTGGGGGGCCTGCCCGCGTGCCCCTATGCGAAACAAGCGTGGGTAGAAAACAAAGTTCGTGTTGTCGAAACCGCTAATATTTACGCTGACACTCTAGAGCTCTGCACTTCTTTCTCCACTATAGGCAAAGAGCTGGTCGTTTTGGCTTCTTACGCTCTACCGGAACTAAGCGTGTTTAGCGGCTACGTTGCGCAGCTTAACAAAGTTTTCCCCGCTTTGCACTGTATGGAGTTTCACCCAGACTATGGGGCAGAAGATGCGGAATTAGATTTCTTGGTAGACAACGACTGGGAAAGCGACGTGGATGACCCATACTGCATGGTGTTTATCCAAGACCTCGAGCTGGTTGTTAGGGCCAGTGACAAGCTGAAGCGTTTGGGGTACTATGAATCGTATCCTAAAGCAGAATACGAACAACTCGTGATTAATCGAAAAAGGAGATTGGCCGATGGCTATGAAACCCCGTGCGATGAAGAAGCCCGTAGCAATGAAGCGCGGCGGTACCGCTAAGAAAATGATGCGCGGCGGCGCTACGAAGAAAAAACCCATGGCGATGAAGCGCGGCGGCGCTATGAAGAAGTAGCGGTGAAGAAGCCCCAAAAAAGTCTCAAGGCTTGGACCAAGCAGAAGTGGCGGACGAAGTCCGGTAAACCGTCGACGCAAGGGTCCAAGTCCACAGGGGAACGTTACCTTCCTGAGAAGGCCATCAAGGCTTTGTCGTCTAAAGAATACGCCGCTACTACGAAGGCAAAACGTGCCGCCACAAAAAAGGGTAAGCAGGTTGCCAAGCAGCCTAAAAAAATCGCTAAGAAGACGGCGAAATATAGGAAGGCCAAGTAATGGCAGTTGTTGTACCTGCACTATCAGAGTTATTTGAGGAGGCATACGAACGTGCTGGCCTAGAAATGCGCTCGGGATACGACCTGAAAACTGCACGTCGTAGCCTTAATATTATGACCCTTGAATGGCAGAATCGGGGTTTAAACCTGTTCACCATTGAAGCGGGTGTTTTGTCTCTGGTTGCGGGTACAGCTACATACACTCTGCCATCTGATACGATCGACATTATCGAGCATCAGTTACGCACGGGTTCGGGCACGTCTCAGCTGGATGCGCACATCGAACGTATGAGTGTATCCACGTACTCCCAGCAAGGTAGTAAAAACGTTCAGGGGCGCCCCTCTCAAGTATACGTGCAGCGTAACGCTACTGACGTGCAAGTTACTTTGTGGCCTGTACCAGACGCTACTACGTCTTACACTCTGGCGTATTATCGCCTCAAAGGCATTGACGGGCTATCATCTGGTATCGGGGGCGCTACGGAAAGTATTCCGCCGCGGTTTGTCCCCGCGCTCGTCTCTGGATTAGCCTACTACATCGCCATGAAAAAACCTGAAGTCGCAGATCGAGTTATCCCGCTGCAGCAAGAATACGAGAAGCAGTTTGCTATGGCCGCGGATCAAGACCAAGATCGTTCGACTCTCCGAATCGTTCCGTTTGCGATTGGGGGTAGGTGATGCCCGCTTACGCTTCTGGTAAACACGCGTACGGCATATGCGACCGTAGTGGGTTCCGCTATAAGCTAGACGACCTCGTGTACGAAGTTCAGGATGGTCACCGTACTGGTTTGCGCGTGGGGTATGATATTGTTGACCCTGATCAACCCCAGAACTTTTTGGGGCAAGTCAACACTACGGACCCACAATCCTTACTCAACCCCCGCCCTGATTCTAACCCGGGCAGGGGGCTTTTTGGCTGGAACCCTATTTGGAATCCCGCGCAGTATATGATAGGTTCTGTAGGAACGCTCACCGTAACCACGTCTGATGGGGACTAGTATGACTAAAAAATCGACGCGCCGCCGCTCACGTTCTTCTGCTCCAGCAACTTCGCCGCGGCCCCGCGCACGCCCCACAGCTGCCCCAAGGGTTTCAAGACGCCCTCGCCCACGTCAGGATATGCTGGATGCGGGAGCCGTTGCACGGGGCAACCGCACGACACGACGCCTTGCTAGAGAGGCAGAGTCTCTGGGTAACATGAAGGACGGTGGTAAGTTGAAGATGGTTAAAGGTCCGGGCGGTAAAATGGTGCCTGACTACGCTGCCGACGGTGTCGGCAAGATGGCCAAAGGGGGCAAAACTAAGGCTAAGAAGATGAAAGACGGTGGTATGTGTCGCGGTATGGGTGCGGCTACCCGTGGCGGCAGCTACAAAATGGGGTAAGTTCTGATGAACTATACTGAGCTGGTAGCAGCGATAAAGGACTATACACAGAACGAGGAGGCGAGCTTTGTCTCCAACGTTCCTAGCTTCGTTGGACAGGCGGAAGAGCGGCTTAACCGTTCTATTATGGTCCCCGAACTGCGGAAGAACGTATCCGCGGCTACCACTAATGGTAATTGGTATCTAGCCCGCCCTGCGGACTTTCTTTCGGTGTTTTCGTTAGCTGTTGTAGATTCGTCCGGTAACTATTCGTTCTTGCTTGATAAAGACGTAAATTTTATCCGCGAGGCGTATCCAGCTTCTAGCACTTCTGGCCTCCCAGAATACTACGCTCAGTTCGATGGAGACTATAATGGTGAGCAGGGCAACTTTATTCTTGGGCCTACCCCGGACGCCGCCTACACAGTCGAATTGCATTATTACTACGACCCGCCGTCGATTGTAACAACAAGTACGTCTTGGTATGGAGATAACGCTGAATCTGCGCTACTGTACGGTTCGTTAATAGAAGCGTATACGTACATGAAAGGCGAAACAGACCTTATTCAGTTGTACACCACCCGCTATAACGAAGCTCTTGGTCAGCTTACCGGGGTACAAATTCGTAGTCAGACAGACGAATATAGGGACGGTAGACTGTAACCTAGAGTCTGGCGACACAAACAAAAGGAGCTCGGTATGGCTTTTAACGGCAACTTTTTGTGCACATCATTCAAGCAGGAATTGCTGCAGGGTGTGCACAACTTTACCGCCAGTAGTGGCAATACGTTTAAACTAGCGTTGTACACCAACAGCGCCACGTTTACGGCGGCAACTACAGCGTACACCGCAACTAACGAAGTTGTTAACTCTGGTTCATATGCGGCAGGTGGCGGTACGTTGGTTAGCGTTACCCCGACAACCTCGGGAACCACGGCATTTTGTGATTTTGCTGACCTCGATTTTACGGCGGCTACGATCACTGCACGGGGGGCATTGATCTATAACAGCAGCGCCGCAGGTAATCCTACTGTTGCTGTACTTGATTTTGGCGCGGATAAAACCTCTACAAACGGTACGTTCACTATTCAGTTCCCGACAGCAGACGCCACAAACGCGATTGTTCGTATCGCGTAGAGGTTAGCCTGTACTCATTTTTGTTACCCGGGCCGAGGTTGCTATGATTACTATACGCGCAATAATTCTGATTGGCTGATGTTTCTATTCGCGAAGCTCAAAATGTATTTAGCCGCTGCTGGCGCAGTCGTTGTTGCGCTGGGCGTGGCTTACTTGCGGGGAAGGTCCGCCGAGGCCGCAGCAGAACACGAGAAGGAGCTGAATGAGTATGTCGAGACTCGTAAAAGGATGGACTCCGTGGGCAGTGGCGACAGTCTTGATGACGCCCATGCTTGGTTGCGCGAGCGTCAGCAGCCCAAACGCGATCTGTGACGGCACTGTATCACTGCGTGATACACATGCAGAAGCGCTGATTGCAGACGGGGGTGAGCGCTCTGTTGTAAGCGGCGCTGCGCTGATCGCTACCCTCGACGCTGGTTGTAGGCTGAAGTAGGTAAATGTTAGGTTTTACTCCCCTAGCTGACGCAAGTGTTGCAGGTTTTGGCGATACTTCAGTTGTCGTAGCAGTCACCGGAGTTTCTGCATCCGGTGAAATCGGTATAGCTGATGCTGGTCCTGACGCTACGGTAACCGGAGTTTCTGCCACCACTGCAGTAGGCTCTGTAGCTATTTC